GCCTTACATCGCCCTGTTGCCTCACCCGTAAAGTTTGGTGTGTCATAAGCGCTAATTGGAATGATGCTGTAAAGGGGACTCGAACAGATTCGCTCAAACCATGTTTGCTCTGTATCTGTTGGAGGGTTACCAAGGACAAGTAGTTTTGTGTTGCCACCTGTCATAAGGGACTCAAGGGCGCCACCGATTGTGTCAGATAAACCTCCAGCCTCATCGACTACGACTAGCAGATTAGGAGCGTGGATACCTTGAACCGCTGTTTCATCATGCGCCGCTGGACTAAATCCATATCCAACTACGGTGCCATTTATTTTCCATTGAACCGTATCGGCTTCCCCAGGAAGATTGTGTCTAGCGTGAACTCTTCTTATCTGCGCCCACATAATGTTTCTAACTTGCCTATGTGTGGTCGCTGTTGTAATTGCTACTGCTGTCCCAGGCGCGTGACAAGATAGCCACCACGCAACCGCTCGCGCCGCGAGGTGAGATTTCCCAGGCGCATGACAAGCGGGAACTACTGTTCTTTTATTTAATGTTAATGAAGTCAGAATCTCTCTTTGTTTGCTCCATAAGGTTTCGCCTAATCCTTGCTCAACAAATCCAACGGGGTCATTTTGCCATCTAGCCCATGGGTTATCTAACTCAGCATCTAGGATAACTAAGAGGGCATGACGCTCTTCAGATGTAAGCATGGCGAGCAACTCAGCCTGTTTGTTCGAATCAGATTCGAGGAACTTATCGAGAAGTCTCTCGGTCATAAGTTAAGCGCTCTTTGTCTTACGGGACTCTAGGACTTTGGCTATCTTCTCTTGAAGTTCTCCCATGGTGACTGTAACTCTAACCTCTGACACCGAATGGCTCAAAACTTCTTGCTTATCAACTCGACCAAAATCTTCAGGGACTTGACGCTCTAACCACCAAGCCGATGCTTTCCAATCTCCTTGACTTGCCGCGCTGGATATAACTGCAACCTTTTTAGCGATTGCTTCCGCTCTCGCCCGTGTGAGAGACTCCAAAAACTCTAAATAGATTTTCTCCTCGGGTTTAGGTTTAGCATCAGGAATCGTTGCCAGCCTATCCCGCTCTACCATTCCACGGCTCATCCAGTTATAGAAACTGGACTCAGCGATGTTCACCATGGCTACTGATTTACTTACTGGCATACCAAGGACAATGAGATTGATTAACTCCTCGCGTTTAATATCATCAAGAAGTATCTTGATACGACCACCCGATTTAGGTTTAGGCTTGGCGCTCTTCTTTGCTACCGCTGTTGTCACTAGAACTCTACCCCTATGAACCAAAACCCTAAGTCCATATCCCAACCGTACTTACTGATATTAAAACCAATTCCGAATCCGCTCTTTCGTCCGCAAGCGAACCAGTATTTACCTATCTTTTTCTCCATAGGTTTATTCTACCCTCTTAGCAACTAGAACAATAGTTATACGCTCTAATGTTATTAACGGCAGTTTCAAATTGTTTTCCACAATGGAAACAACTGACAGTCTTTGTTTTAGAATTACTTGGTAGTTTGGTTATCTCAAACCCTAGTAGTTTCATTTAATTCTCCTCAGTTGAACACGCCTCTATTGGAATCAATAATAACTCAGCAATGTCTTTCCATCCATTTATTGTGTTTGCCCATTGATTCAAGTCCTCGCTGTGAACTCTCATATTGTGGTCGCCTACTCGAATGGTCGTCCGACCTACTGGGATATGCCCAGGCTTAGATTTACCTCCAGCAAGAATCTCAGCAACCTCCTCTGAACTAAAGCCCGTGCCTTTCAATCCCGTACTGGTAAGAAGTTTGTTCAACTCCTGTGGGTCGTATGTTGCCAAGTCCGAGGTTCTATTATCAACGATAAGGATTTTGATTTCCTCTATGTCATCGACATCAATCCAATGGACGGCTATCTTCTCCCATCCCAACTGAAGCGCCCCTTGATAAGTGTGATTACCCGAGAGAATGTGTTTGGTCGCTTTATTGACCACGATTGGTCGATATTGACCCATGTGGGTAAGGGACTCAATGATTGAACCTATGTCACCCTCTCTTGGATTGAGTGGATGAATCTTCACCTCATTGATTCCAACTGTCTCGATGTCTTTAGCCGTGATGTCGGAGCGCTCGCCGTTTGGCTCAGGTTCAATGGGCGCTCGCTCAGGTAATCCCAATCGGGTTTTTATTTCTTTGATTGCTTTCTGTTTTGTCGGAGCCTCGGCGTATATTTGTTCTCTCCAAGCCTTATATGCCTCGAGTTCGACTGTAAATCTCCAAGCGCTTATCTTTACTTCAGGGTCACTAGGTAAAGGCTTAGAACCGCTCACAGGGTCTTTATCTTGACCATTCATCAACCTATCTAAAGTATCAACCTCAGATTGAGTAAAGCCTGTTCCCTCGAGTTCAGGTAACGCGGTCAATAGGCTTTTTAGTAACGGTTCGTTATAGGTAGCAAGGTCAGTCAGGCGATTATCAGCCAAGACAATCTTTCGAGCGGACTCTTCATCTACATCGACATAAGTTATCTTGATTTTCTTCCAACCAAGTTTCTTCGCCGCTTTGTAGGTATGGTTGCCAGCCAAAATGAAATTCGTTCCGTACTGAACAACAATCGGACGATATTGCCCATGGGCTTTGAGGGACTGAGCAATCGCTTCGATGTCGCCTCTGCGTGGATTGGTTGGATAACTCTCAAGGGTATTGAGAGCAACTGAAGCAACTTGTCCGACCTTTATCTTTGCTTTCATTTGATGTAAACCCATGCTTCAAAGTTGAAGAACTTCCAAAACATTGTTCCAACTGTAAACCCTGCGTTCTCTGCCAATATCTGATTTCGTGTTGAACTGTTTACTTTCATGATAGGTCTTAGGTCGCGTTCTTTATTTAGTATCTGTTCAGCGGTGAAGGCTTTGCGCTTAAAATCATAATGGGCGCCATGGAGAACTTGTTCGAGTTCGCCTGATTCCTCTCGGACTTTCTCAGCCCATATAAAAGCCCCGCCTTCAACTAAGGATTCATAGATAGTGCTTAGGATGTGTGGTCTATCTTCATACGGGATGAACTGAAGGGTGAAGATAGAAAGAATCAAACTCGACTTGCCTAAATTATTTAAGGCTCGTAAATCTTTGCGGACATAAAGGGTTTGACCATGGGACTCAGGTAAAAGGTTGTCGGCTATATCAATTCCAATTTTTTTTCCAAGGTGAGGTAGTCGCTCTAATAGTTTTCCAGTTGAGCAACCAAGGTCAATCACTTGGGTATCTTCCATAATGAAGTATGTACTCAGGTTACAAATAGCCTCACTCAGCGTGTGATAGTTTGGTATTGATTGCGCGATGTGGTCATCAAAGTTATCTATGGTGTCAAAAGAGAAAGGCTCAGTAGAACTCATGTAGCCTTCGACCAATCGCTTCCACAACAGGAATTGTGATTGTCCGTCCGCATCTCTCGTATCTTTCGGAATCTGAAACTCTTCGTCCGTCATGATAAAACTCCGTCCATCCGTCAGGTAAACCTTGAAGTCTTTCGCACTCTAAGGGTGTTAATTTTCTTAAAGCAAAACCGTCCGCGTCCCCTACTTGAACTCCGTGTCGGTCTTGCGCTGTTATTGTGTACATCGGGTCTCCGTCATCTTTGATGAGTCGCCCGTTTGGAGATTTGTTTACTCTTGATAAATCAAGAACTGGTCTTACATAAGGAACATTTCCTCCACCAGTTCCCATTTGGGCTGTGAGTGTTGGAACAACTCCTTCAGCATAAACCCGCATTTCTTTATCTCTTCTTGATTCAGTCTCAACTACATATTGTCGAGAGTTCCCTCCTTTGTAGTAGTGGGCATCGAGCGTTGGAGAAATGTTGGAGAAAAACCCCTGCCTTCTTTTTCGTTCTTGCGTGTTCGTTTCATCATCGCCTCCACCTGTGATTCCGATAGGAAATACTTTTGGTCGGGGCTTTCCTCTAAGATGTCCGATAAGGAAAATCCTTTCTCGGTGCTGTGGGACTCCGAAATTTTGGCTGTCAAGCAATTCCCATTGACAGTCATACCCCAAGCCATCCAAGACTTCGAGGATGACTTCAAAGGTTCTACCTTCATCGTGGTTGAGGAGTCCTTTGACATTCTCAAAGAGAAGATAAGGTATTGATTTTTCGTGAGCGAGTCTAAACATTTCAAAAGCGAGTGTCCCTCGGGTGTCATCCAAGGAGAATCCAGTTCGCTTTCCTGCAACTGAAAAAGTCGCGCAAGGGAATCCCCCAACGAGGAGGTCGGCATCAGGAATGTCTCCAGCGGAAACATTTCTAATATCTCGTCCGTCAGGTTGTTCTCCGAAATTTCGGGCATAAATACTCCTCGGTCTCTCTAACCATTCATTAGCCCATACACACTCATGACCAGTTCTTTCGAGTCCGAGTCTAAACGCGCCAATTCCTGCGAATAGTTCTATGAACTTCATTAGACAAGTTGTTTCGCTGGTCGTCCTCGTCTGCGAACTAAGTTGCCTTGAGCATCGTACTCAGGGGTGCGAGAAATATCATTGCGGATGATTTTGTAAATCAACTGCTCGGATACTCCCATGGCTTCAGCAATCTCTCGATAGGTGATGCGTTGTTTACGCAATCTAAGAATCAACTGCTTACGGCGTTTGCCTAAATCTTGAATCTGTACTTGGTGGGTACGAATAGCATCGGTAAGAAGTTTGACCTCATCAAGTCCTTTACCGTCTAACTCTTTTGCGTCCATTACTGTATTCATACCGTTTCTCCTTCTTCGAACAAGCGTTCGACAGCATCATCAAACTTAACTTTCTTTTCAATTTGGTTTGCCGTTGCGACAAACTCTAGTTCTATTTTTAGAACAGATTTTTTATATGCGATTAACATTGCGATATAAAAAGGCAGTATGAAAAAACTAGCGAGTGCTAATCCAACTACTGTCCATAATAAATCCCAGTTCAATATGTCCTCTCTTTCCTTACGCCTCTTATGTAAATTACTAATGAATTTTTATCTGTCTTTGCTGGCAGATAAGTTATCGACCTGACAAACATTGAAGAGTCATCGGGAAGAACTCCCGCGTCTACAAGTCCATCTATCGCCGCCTTAACTGAGGGATTACACGCCCCTACATCCTGTGGACGACCACCCTTCTGATGTGGCTCCACCGTAACGGTAATCCACGCCATAGGTGGTATCTTCTCATATTTAGCCAAGAGTTGAAAACCCGCTCGCCATGCCTTTGTCTGTTTCGCTTGTTCCCATCGATTGCCAGCCCGTTCAGCATTTGTGAGCCAAGGACGCTGATTGAACTCAAGACGGTAAATCGTTTGCTCTGACTCATCTGCCTGACAAAAACATTCCATGAATTAAGCATGAGGGTAACTCCACTTCATGTCCAGTTGGGTCTTTGCCCCTAAGTTATCCAACTGCCACCATAAACCTTTTTCATCTTGAAAAGGAATCTCCTGAGCCGACTCAATCTTTTGAATCAGGTATCCCAGTTCTCGGGCTTTGGCTCTATTGGACTCGACCCATCCATGACATCCGCTAGTTCCAGTTCCGCAAAGAACAATTAAGTTCGCTGTTTCATGGAGCATCTCATTTTTTGACCCGCCCATCATTCGAGGTCGCCGATGATGAACTGACATTGGGTAGCCTACAAAATCCCGATTACATCTCTCGCATTTATAGAAGGCACGGGCTAGGACTATAAATCGGGTTTCTTCCGAAACTCTCTTAGGTTTAGGCTTTGCCATTGGAGTCTTTCATCCGCGATGGCGTCCAAGCAAGCAAGGCATATCTCTGAGTTCGATTGAATCGCCATCTGTTGAACCAACCTACAAATCGCAACATCCTCATGAGTTAGGTGCCACCGTTCCATTATCCTCTTCCAACGGAGCATCTTTACCTCTGTTCAATTTATCCAGTAATTCTTTTTTAATCTGTGCTACAAATTCAGGTGTCGCTTTTTTCTTTTCATTCTCCTCAAACTCTAGCGATAAAAGGCGACCACGCTCCCGCTCTCTTGCGTCCGCCATTCTACGGCGCCATTCTCTATTTAGGTGTGAGGGGTTTACCGCTGTGTCAAAGTTTGAATAATGCCAAGAAACAATTTTCTTCGCCTCTTCTAAGGGCAGGTCAGAATCTAAAGACTCAGCCCATGCTCTTACCTTCATCTCATCGACTTGAATTCTCAAGTCATAGATACCTATAAAGCCAATCAGAATTGCTAAGTCAGACAGACTCATTGCGGAACTTTTCTGCCAAGTCGATTGCTCTAATTGCCGATTGTTCATGTTTTGTTTTTACCCCCACTCCACGAAGAACTAAATCCATTTGACGCATTGAGGGAACTGTCCCGATGTAATCCAAAGCCTGTTCAATCTGTTCGCTGGTGTAGTTGCGTTTCTCTGCCGCTTGACAGATTGCTAAGAGCGAGTGCCATGCGTTTTTGCCTAAGGGTTTAACTCTTTGCTTCTCCCACCATTTTCGAGCAACTGCCTCCGAGAGTGCGACAACTGCGATAGCAGTTTCGTCACTCTTCGTTGTAGATAGGACGGATGTATAGGACGGATGGTACGGAGTGGCGTTGGGGAGTTGAACCTCCAAAGTTGGGGAGTTGGGGGTATCTGAGTTGGGGAGTTCTATATCTCCTAAACTTTGTTCCTCCCCAATAGAGTTGGGGAGTTTCTTCCATATCAACTGGTAGACAGTTGCGTTACCTCGAGAGTTCCCCTTAGTAATAATCTTCAAATGTCCATCGGCAATCATCTCGTTAATAACCTTTCGGACATACTCGACAGAGCATCTACCTTTAGTTGAGAGATTGGATTGTGATGCGAAGAAGCGACCATCATCATGAGAAATATCTGCGAGCGCTAGGTGGATAAGAAGTCGGGTGCCATCATAAGGCGAGTCCGCCCAAACTTTTGTTATCCATCTAATACTCACAAATTACCTCCGCAATGGGGACAGTTTTTCTTCCGTCCCTGAGTCTCAACTATTCTTCCTTGAACACATGCAACATCCACATAAACCTTACAACCGTTGCGACTCTCTTTAAGTCTAGCAATTCGTCCTGTTTTGTGGAGGACAGACAATACACCTGAAGCGGTGCCATGGTGAAGTCCAGTTATTTCAGATAATTCTTTCCAAGTCATTCCCAATAATCTTCGCTGGGACAATATGTTCAAGGCTTGCGCTTGACGCAAAGCGGTCTTTCCTGACCTATCTGCGTTAAGCGCTCGAACCTTTGAAGTATCTGTACCGCTATGACCTGAAGTTCCGCTATACGGTAACTCGGGCTGGTTCAGTAGTGATGACATCTTCGGATTCCTCTTCCAATTTTGGTGGGTTCAATTTGGTTTGTTGCTCTTTGAACTTGGCACGGAATTGGTCAAGAGTCCCAACTGGGTAAGCGTCCTTATTCACGGTGATGTACTGACACAATAAAGATAACGCTTGAATGTCGGTTGATTGCCAAGTGTTCACAATGGCTGC